GTACCAAAGAACGACAATCGATGATTGGTCAACCCCGGGTTTATATAACAATACAAACTCACTAACAGGATTAACAGGTCTAAACTATTCCGCACTTACTATCGTTGACGTTCAGCATTTTGAATTCGGTAATGAAGATATTGAGTTCAATATGACAAATGAAATTAATCATATCTTAACTGGTGTTACTACAGGTCATACGGGTTGGGGTGTTGCATTTGTACCACAAGTGGAAAACCTTACAGGTTTGACTGAAAACTATGCAGTTGGGTTCTTTTCAAGACACACTCAAACATTCTACGAACCTTATTTGGAAACCACATACGATGATTTGATTACTGACGATAGAAATAATTTTATTGAGGGTCAGACAAATAAATTGTATTTGTACACATATGTTAACGGTAACCCAATTAAATTGGATACTCCACCCGTTGTAACGATATATGACCAAGATGATGATATAATTCAATCAGGTATAACTTCTTGTATGATTACAAAAGGTGTTTATGAAATTAGTGTTAGTGGTATTACCGCAACAACAATACCTTGTATGTATTATGACGTATGGTCTGGATTATCATACAACGGTATATCAATCGCCAATGTTGAGAATGAGTTTGTTCTAAAAAGTAATTCTAACTACTTCCAAATCGGAACAAGTACTCAAACACCTAAGATATATGCGTTTGACTTCTTTGGTATTAGACAAAACGAAAAAATTATTAATACCGATATTAGAAAAGTTACTTGTATAATTAGACAAGCATATTCATCTAATGTGGTATTGAATACTGTTGACGCATACTATAGAGTGTATGTAAGAGAAGGTCAGACAGAAGTACAAGTTCAGGATTGGACACCAATTAATAGAACACCTGATAGTTTTTATTTTGTATTTGATACAAGAGACAAAATACCAAATGAATACTTTATTGACATGAAAGTAGTCACTGACTTAAATGTTGATATTTATAAACAGACATTACAATTCCAAATCGTAAATAGAAAGTAAAATGAACAACACAAGATATATGTTCTTTCAGAACTTAGAACAAATGAAAAGACAATGTGAGATGCTCCTTCAAATGGATGAATCAATGATTGAATCACTATTGAATAACGGTCACGATTGGGCCGACGACCACATCTCAGAAGCCAAAAATAATATGGACCAAGTATTTGATTTCATAATGAATGAAAAAGATGATACACATGGTGATGAAATAATTATTAATGACGTTATGGAAAACAAAAAAACAATTAGAATCACTGAAGATATGTTAGAGGCAATTATCAGACGTGTAATCAGAGAAAAAGAGAAAGACACCACACTTTGTTCAAGAGGTATCGCAGCGGCAAAGGCCAAGTATGACGTATATCCATCAGCTTATGCTAACGGATACGCAGTACAGGTTTGTAAAGGTGATATGCCCGATGTGAATGGAGTAAAAAAATGTTCAGGAAAATATTGTTCAGGTAAATAAATTGCAGTATATTTGCTACCTGAATATTTATTTACATGTCCATCCAAACCTACACCCTTACAAAGGATGATGAACTCATCCTCGAGACACAGGCAGCAACAGTTGACCGTGCAATTGATTACTTCGCAATTGATTACCCTCAATTATTTTCAATAAGTAGTGGTTATTCAGTTGGTTTGAAACAGAAGGAGAAATACCAATCGTTTCAAAAAGAAAAAAGGGACAATTAAGTCCCTTTTCTTTTTTTATAATATTCTCTAATCGACCACTTATACCCAATATCCCCACCTCTTAGTAAACTATTAAGATAGATTACATCTTCATGTGGTTTACCTTTATATGATTCAGATAAAGTGACTTGTTTGTTTAGTTTATCAAAAAACTCTTTTATTTGTACAACATCATCAAAACTCACTTCTCCTGATACAAGTCTCTCTGATAATCTATTACTACCACCGTTTCTTCTAAGATACTTAAGACCCTTACTAACCACCTCAATGACGGGTTTGGGTACACGTACAGTATCAACCTCCTCAGTAATACGTATTTTAAGGTCACTGGTTCCCTTAAAAATTCTATGGTAGGTCTCTTTATGTATTTCTATTTTTTGTCCAACAGAGAGTTTCTTTGGTAGTTCATTCTCCATTTGTAATAACCAATCATCTCCCTCAATAATTTCAACGATTCTATTTTTCTTATCACGATGCCAAATTAACTCTTCGGAGTCAACATCTTTAGAGAAAACTCGTTCAAAAATATTGTTTTTTATATTTTTTTGTGAATAAACCATTACCAATATCTACCTGGAACATTATTACCAAAATCTTTGTGTGCTCTACAAGCCCAATAACCTGGTTTAGTTCTATCTTTCTTTTTTTCACACTGATGTCTTGCTGCGAATGAGGCTCTTGCACCTGGGTCATTCCATTTAGCCGTCATTACTGGAGAACCGTAAGAAACTTTTACAATTTTACCTGATTGTGGATTTTTTACATACACATACCATTTTTTTGAACCTCCTGATTTAGGTTTACCAAGTTCAACATTTTTACCTTTATATTCCGCCTCATTAATCATCGGGTAATCCAATGGTAATCTTTCACCTTCATAAATGAAAAACTTACCTAAATCGCTATCTAAAATTTCATTGTCAAATTCATTCTCGTAAATTCCGATTTTTTTCAATTCTCTTGCTTCATTAATTAAATTGAAATACTTCTCACTACCTGGTCTGAATACGTTTTTACTAACAGGAATATCATTTTCCAAATGATAATTTAGTTCCTCTGAAATTAGTGGTGTTTCTTTATATTGTTTTAGTGCTTTCATTATTGATTCTTTTATTGATTCATTTTTTGGTTTGTATGATGTCATGACAGGTTTTTGTCCTTTTCCTGTTTGTGTATCTTTCTTTTCAGCCGCTCTTTTTTGTCTACAAGCCGCTTTTTTCTCGGAGTCACTCATTTTACCCGCAACACCCGCAGCTCTACATTTTGGATACGATTTAGAATTGGCTTCAGGTCTACCACATGGTGGATGTTTACCATCTTTATCTCTACTACATATGTTAACCCACGGACCTTTTGGTTGTGAACTACCTTTCGGTTTTTTCTTTTTCCCGAACCATACCGCTAAATCTTCAGAAAGTATATATTCACTCATATTGATAAATTTTAAAAAATACTTATACATATAAATATCAAACAAAGTAATTATGTCACAAAATTTTGATGAAGGAGTTCTATTCGATGCTATCAAGTATCAGAACAATGAAGATTTGGGTCGTTTTTTAGAAAAGATGACACCTGACCAAGGGTTATATTGTTTAATTCAGGCGGCTAAATGTGGATTTACACGTGGCGTTTTTTCTATTGAAGAGACTGAAGTTTTATCCAAAGCTATTCGTCTTATTACTCGTGATTCCGATGCTAGTCCAAGTAGTATTGGTGACCCTGAAGTACACAAGGCTTAATTTTTTTTAAAAAGTTAGAAACAAAAAAAAGGGGACCGAAGTCCCCTTTTCTATTTAGTGTTTTGAGTATTATCTCAATTCTCTTAAGTCGAATGTTCTAACACCGTCAACTGTAACCTTACCGTAGAATCTGTTGTTAACCATCTTCTTAGCGTATCTTGTCATGATACCCTTGATAGGTGTAAAGTTGAATGGGTTGTACATAGTTGGAGTCAACTGAAGAGGTACATATGGTGCGTAAACGTAACCTGTATCTAACAAAGAGTTACCTTTGTGTCCCAACAATACTGTGTTTGGTGGGAAGTATGGGTCACGATATACTTGATATCTACCTGCTAATGTACCGATTCTTTCGATACCCATGTTGTACTGGTCTTGCTCAGGAGCTGCGTTTGATACGTGGAAGTACTCCAAGTCATCAAAGATTGCACTGATTTCAGAAGATACAACAATCCAGTTTGCTCCACCTCTTAAAGTAGACTTGTGGATTTGTGCTGAAATTTGGTTGATTGCTGTAATCAACGTTTGGTTCCAGTCCTTTTGAGTGTACTGAGTTAATGGAGTTGCAGTTGTGCCTCTCTTCCAACCGTTGTAGTCCCATCTTAAAGTCCAAGCAGCACCTTTTCTAAGGTCTCTCAAGATTTCTCTGTCGATTTCAGCTGCCACCTGCTCAGACAACAAAGCTGTCAATTCAGCTTCAGCGTCGATGTTGTGGAATGCTGATACGTCTTGAGCCATTTCAGGTGACCATTGTGCTCTTAACTTTCTTTCTGTAACAGAAACAGTTACTGACTCAAGGTCAAACGATACTTCACCAATTCTATCTTCGAATTCCAATTCTTTGTAAATTCTGTAAGTAGTTGTGAACTGTGAACTTGCAACTGTTGAACCGTCAGCCACTGTAGTGTAACCTGAGTAACCGTCAAATGAACCTGCTCCGACAGAACAAGGAACTTGGAAGTCGATTTCAAGGTAAATCTTACCGTCAGAGTCACAAATGTTGTCATAAGAACCACCGTTAGCAGTGTTAGACGAACCGAATGCTGGTGTTGATGTTCCACCGTACTCAACGATACCTTTACCATATTTCTGAGTTACAACTCTAAACAACAAGTTACCTGTAACCGCTGACCATGGAGATGTACCAGATGTTGATGTGATAGTCAAATCAGAAAGGAATGTTTCTGTATCGACTGTGTTACCATCAGGACCCATCAACTTACCGTATGAACCAGCGTTTGAGAAACCTGACATAACGATTAATACTTTTCTGTATTCACCTGCAGTGTAACCTGAGTTAACTAATGAATCGCCTACCCATACTACAGTTACGTTTGGTGCAGTTACAGAAGAGAACTGACCTTTAGAGTAGTCGAATAATCCTGGTGGGTCAAGAGCTGGTTCGTTACCTTCGTAGAATCTATCGTAAAGGTCTTTACCATTGTCTGAACCATAACCCTGATTAGGTGAGTTCTGACCCGAATCAACTGCTTCAGGTGAACCGATTGGTGCGTAGTGTTGTGTACCGTTAGCACCGTTAACATATTGTTGAATTTTAGGTACGAAGTAGAACAATTTACCGATAGGTAAGTTCATAGCTTGTACTGATACGATATCGTTAGCCAATAATTTAGAGAATACTCTTCTAACG